CATCGCAATGCTTATCATTTACACCACGATATGCCTTGTCTTTTTATGGCTTGAAAAACCGCTTGACTCCGATTTGACAACAGGCTTTTTCGGCTTCTTTGGTGGCGAAATTGTTATGTGCGGTTTAATCAAGCTGTTTAAATTGAAAGGGGAACGAGCATGAGACAGAAATTAGCTTCTCGCAAGTTCTGGGTGACAGTTGCAGCAGTTCTTGCGTCACTTGGAACAGGTATCACAGGTATTATTCAGGGGAATCAGACGCTTGCTATTATTGGTAGCGTTCTGACAGTTATTTCAGCAGCGATCTATGCAGGAGTTGAAGCCTACGTTGACGGAAAAGCCGTTGAGAAGGGAGCAGACAATGAATGAAGTTTTATCCGTTCTTGGTGCTCCGTTGATATCAGCCGGAGCTGCGATCATAGTGTCAGCAATACAGAACAGAAAAACCGTCAATCTGATTGAATATCGCTTGAAAGAGCTTGAGAAGAAGCAGGACAAGCACAATTCAACTATTGAGCGTACATACAAGCTTGAAGAGCGTGTTTCAGTTGTTGAGACAAAGATAGAAGATTTGGAGAAGTAATATGGCAAGTTCACAAGAGCAAAAAGCATTCATAGCAGAAATCGCTCCATGTGCTCAAAAGGCATACAAGGAGCTTGGCAAAGTTTATCCGTCTATCTGTATCGCTATGGCTTGTGTTGAGTCAGCGTACGGAACGAGCAAGATCATGAGAAAGCACAACGCATTTCTTGGTCACAAAGTCGGAAGCGGTAAAACAGCGTTGAAGTATTGGAACGGAGATTTTTTTAACGCAAAAACAAAAGAAGAATACAAGGTTGGAGAGCATACGGCTATTCGTGATAACTTCCGATCATTTGAAAGCATGGAACAATGCGTTTTCAATTATTACGAGCTTCTTAATTCTCAAGCTTATGCAAAAGTTCTTGCAGGAGTTCCTTATTCAGAGCAAATGGAACAGATAAAGCATTGCGGTTACATGACATCATCAACGGAAGTTAATACTGTATTATCTATCATCAGCCGATATGATTTGACAAAGTATGATGCAGGAGAATCCGAACAAGTTCCGCTTCACATACAGAAGCGCAGAGTCTTGAAATTTGTTTTGCCGTTTATGGTTGGTTCTGATGTTGTGCTATGTCAGACTATTCTCCGTAACAATGGCTATGATATTGGCTCTTACGGTGTAGACGGCAAGTATGGCAAACAAACAGAAGCAGCCGTTAAAAAGTTTCAGGATGAACACGGTCTTGTTGTTGACGGTAAAGTTGGAGTCAAGACATGGGCGATGCTTGAGAAGTACAATTAGAGACAAATAAAGAACTTGTCTGATGTGGAAATTCGTGGACGATTTCGTGGACGATTTTTCAGAATAATGGTCTTGCAGAGTGCAAAAAGCGTTTGCTTTTGCTATGACCAAAATGCAGATAAAAAGAGCCTTGAAGCCGTATAATTAGCGGTTTCAAGGCTCTTTTTTGTTTAAGCTGCTGACGGGAATCGGACCCGTTTATAACGAGCCAAACATATTGATTTTACTGTACAATTTGAAATTTGTGGACGATTTCGTGGACGATTTTATTCAAGTATCATGTTCGCAAGGTTCTTTTTATCGTTACGATCGGCCATACTATGACGGTAAACCCTTTTAGCGATCTCATCCGTTTTGTGTCCGGTTATTGCTATGATATCAGCATCCGCCCATCCGAGTGAGTGAGCATATGATACAAAATAGTGTCGAAGATCATGAAACCTGCTCCGGGGAATACCGAGTCTGTCCTGTGCTCGATGGAGAGCCTTCAGGATCTGACCGGGGGAGCCTTTATAGATATATCCCTTTTCACGAATTTCTTCGGCTAGTTTATCAGGAATGTAAATCTTCCGGACAGAAGAGATTGTTTTTGGGAGATTCTTGATCTCATATCCACCATCGAGAGAAATAACCTTAGATTTATCTATCGTCAGGCAATCACCATCCAAATCATCCAAACTGAGTGCGAGGATCTCACCTCTGCGCATACCGAGACAGCCCAATTGAAACGGTATATGATACTCAGTTCCTTCCACCTGTTTTAAGATCATTGATATTTCATCATGACTGGGAACACGGACCTCTTTTTCTTTTACTTTTGGCAGAGTAGTCCTCAAAACAAGATTAGGTCGATACATCTTTATCACAGCAGATATCAGGCCGTGATAATTCTTTACTGACTTAGGGGAGTGATCTTTAGCATATTCATTGACAGCATTTTGGATATCAATCTGAGTGAGTTTGCTTATAGGCATATTAAGCCAGGCAGGCATATGTCTCAATATCATCTTATAAGATATAATTGTAGATGGAGACAATATATTCACCTTAGAATTGATATAAGCTTCAACACACATAAAAAATGAATCTTTTGATTCAGAAAAAGATTCGATTCTTTTGGAAAGTTCGCTCAGAATTTCGGACTGAGTTGGTTTGTGGTCGAAGGTAACTCGATAAGTAGTACCCTTTACTATTTTTTTGACTCGATAAGATCCGCTGGGGAGCTGTTCAAGTTTCATAAAAACCTCACAATAGATTATTTGTTCTTCTTATATCCTATGATTCAGGAGAGTGTCGAGCAGATCTTAAGAGCAGTTCAACAGCAGATTGAATCTCAGGAGTAGCACTTTTGTATAATGAATAAAATTCAATTGCTTTTTTATGGCTTTCTATATCAGTTGATTCATTTAATAAATAATCCATATTTACATTAAACGTATCCGCAATAGCTTCTAACATTTCAAAGTCGGGCTGTCTCCTGCCTTGCTCATACATACCAATTCTGCTTCGAGATATATGAAGTTTTTGGGCGAGAGCTTCCTGAGACAAACCGGACAATTCTCTCAATTCTTTTAGTCTTTTTCCAAAGGTATTCATACAATCACCACCTTTCTTGAAAATATTTTACCACAAATGACACATAATGTGTTGACACATTATGTGTCGTGTGTTAATATATCGACAGATTTTAAAGAAAGGAGACAACGATGGACGCAAATAAAATCGGAGAAAAACTAATTGCACTAAGAGGCAGCAGGACACAAGAGGAAGTAGCAAGGGCATTGGGAATAAGCTTGTCTGCAATCGGAATGTATGAAAGAGGTGAGAGAATTCCAAGAGACGAAATAAAAATCCTGATCGCAAAATATTACGATACAACTGTACAGTCTATTTTTTATGCCTAAAGAAGGCACGTAATGTGTCGATAGGGAGAAAAAAGATGAGTTTAATTGATGATTCACTGGTCATAAAAGGAGATACAGATGCCTCGAATAGCAGAATTGAAACCCAACTACATGGCAAAAGATATAGGGCTGATAATCTCAGGACTTATGAAAAAGAAAAGGATAAGCCCGAAGGAGATGGGCTCTCACCTGGGAATATCAAGACAGGCCATGAACTACAAACTGGATAACAGTTCATTCACATATAAAGACATCATCATTATCTTTCATGAGCTTGATCTGACAGAGGAAGAGATTCTGCGATATGTGCAATATTAGCGAGTTGCACCGGTGCAACAGAAAGGAGAGGAAATGAAGCGAGTAGTGTCTAAAGAAATAAAAGAGAATCACATAATTGGTCGAGTGGAATCAAAGAATCCTAAGATCAAAGAGAAAATAAAAAAGGCGATTCACAGAATGAACCGCCAGGGAATCCCGATAAGCTACGACTTGGTTTTTCTTAATGACTCCACAGGTAGGATGACATGAGAATTAACAGTTTCATAGTCATTAGTGCTATCGAAATCTTCAACAGCTTCAAAAGAGATTGCTTCAGATTCATCACCATCAGCTTCGAGAATATTGATTTCGGCAAAAACATAACCATCATCATCCATCTCTTTCAAGCGAGAAATAACTTCAGAGATTTTGTAAATAGCCATATATAAGAACTCCTTTCATAGACTCAGGCATGGCAGTGCCTTGTGAAAGGATTATAGCACAAAAAGGAATGAAACATGGGACCTTGGGAAGTAGCAATTCGGTTTTATAAACATATCGGAACTTGGATGTTCACCTTGAGGAGAAAGAACGAAGAAGGAAGCTTCGAGTGGTACTCAAAGTATTGGGAGAGTAAAGATGAAGCGCAAAAGGAACTTGAGAGGATAGAAGAATGTTAAAGAAAAATATTTACTCAATCATATTAGCGATTGTTTTAGGAATGATATTCGGAGCTGCGCACATCGATTCCTGCAACAGGAAGAAAACGGAAGAAGGACTCATCCTCAATATTACTCATACAGTTATCGAAGAAGAACCTGTCATCATTCAGGAGACTGTCAAATCGATCGAGCCTATCGAGATAGAAGTGACAGAGATGAAATACACAGATCCTGACATCCCGGATGAAGTTGAGGAAGCTGCTATCAAGTATGGTGAAGAGTATAACATCCAGCCGGAGTTCCTGGAAGCACTCGCATGGAGAGAGTCAAGATATCATCCTGATGCAGTATCAAGTGACGGTTCCTGCATAGGCCTGTGTCAGATCAATCCGAAGTGGCACAAGGAAAGGATGAAGCGGACCGGTAAGGATGACCTGTATCAGATCGATGACAACATGAACATCGCTGCAGATTATCTTGCAGACCTGTTCAAAGATCATTCCGGGGATCCTGAGATAGTTCTCATGATATACAACGGAGATCACAGCTATAAAAAAGGAAATATAAGCAAATATGCTCAAGACATTGTGAATAAATCGCAAGAACTTGAGAGAAAACACGGAAAGTGAGGAGCCATGAACGAGATTATTGACGCAAAAGTTGTTTTGAAAGTAAGAGGAGAACAGCAACAGAACTGAGAGTATCCCAGCAGAAGAGAACTGATAAGCCTGATCGAGCAGGTGAAGCAGAGAGTTGAACGTGGTCAGATAATAGACCATTTCGAGATTATCAGAGAGATAACAATTCTCTGAGAAAGGAGAGGACATGGGATATATGTTTTTGGAAGAACACGGACTTATCACAGAGCCGATGAAAGAAAAACCTGAAGAGAAGAGGCAGACTGCTGTGAAGCAGATTCCGATCATCTCTGACCTTCTGAGACTTCAGAGGCAGCAGGCCAACAAACCTACAAGGCATCTGTTTTTTCGGTAAAAGAAAACACCCGGTCGGAGAACCGGATGCCTTCGGGGGTTTCACACCTAAAATGAAATTACTGACGATTTCATTATAAGGTGTGAAGCGTAAAAAATGCAATGGAATAAGCCTCTTTTTTACGCTTTTTGCATGCTTTATAACATCTTAAAGTTAGGACACACCATGTATCAGGAAAAAATCTATAATCATCCCTATTCGACAGAACATCACTTCACTTATGCAGGCAACTATGGATGCAAGGGAGAGAAGAGAGCTAAACGTAAAGCAAAGACATCAGAAGCAGCCAAACGATACAATCAGATCTTAAAAGCCAGGAAGATGATGAGACTCATCGAAGATAACTTCGAATATGGAGATTACTGGCTGACACTCAAATATAAAGCAGGAACAAGAAAGAGTCCTGAAGAAGTAAAAGAAGATATTCGCAGATTCATCAGAAAGGTGAGACTGATCTATAAGAAAAGCGGATATGAGATGAAGTTCATATATAGGATCGAGATCGGCAAGCGAGGCGGAATCCATTATCACATGGTAATGAACAGAGGCCCTGATAAGACCTCGGAGATAAATAGGATATGGAGACAGCTGGCAGACGGAAACATTGAGTTCGAGTTCTTGTATGACAGAACAGAATATGGAGCTCTTGCAGCGTATATCGTCAAGGAGCCTGAAGAAGCGGTAGAGAAACAGCTGAGTCTGTTCCCGGAAGAAGAACAGAAGACCTTTATCAAGTATTCAACGAGCAGGAACCTTGTAAGGCCTGATCCGGTTGTGAAGAAGTTCTCAAGATTCACAATGAGAAGAATATTCGCAAACGATCTTAAGCCTACTCCAGGATTTGCGATAGATAAGAACTCGATAAAGAAGGGCTTCAACGTATACACAGGAATGGCATATCTCTATTATCGGGAGATAAAGCTTGATAATAATGCGACAGGACTTCCGGTGAAGCTGTGTGAGTGTCCGATCTGTCATCAGTTCACGCTTGATAAGTTCAGATGCGACTGCAGGACAAGGATGAGAAAACGAGGAAGACGATGATAGACATATTTATATACCAAACAGCGAAAGGACCTGCTTGGCAGGCAGCAGAAGGAAACTTCACACTGAGGATATCAGGCAGGGATGGTTCTGCAAAGTATGAAGGGAAGAAGCTTAAGAGAGATAAAACGACTGCAAAGATCCTGACAGCAGAGCTTCTTGTCAATGCGATATATGTGCTGAATATCTACTCAAACAGAAAAGGGATCATCACATCGGATCTTGTCACAGTTCACTTTGATAACGATGAGGCAGCAGTCATGTGCCAGGAGCGTCTCAGACAATGGAAACAGGCAGGATGGAAGAACAAAAAGGGAGAAAGCCTGCCGGATCAGTACAGACTGCTTTATGAAACCATCAAAAAGAGCAACAGGACATTCACATTCATGAAGGGAGAATGACATGTTTGATAAATTTGGAGAGCTGGACTCATTCGAAGAGATAAACAGAATGGCTCTAGCACAGAGAGAAGAAAAAGACGAGGAAGCTCTCATGCTTCTCGCAGAAGAGAACGGCATCGATAAAGAGGATGCTGAAGACTTTTATGACGGAGCTTTTGACGAGCTCACAAATGCAAAGCTGGCAGCAATAGGGAAGCTTAAGATCCAGTGTGAATATTATGACATCAAAGGGATCCTGAAGGACTGGGTTGATGAGATAGTGAACGATCTGAACGAGGATGAGAGCCTTGCTCTCGGGATCAGGAAGAAAGGCAAGGACTTAGGACAGCTGATAGCAGATTTTGCCGAGTACGGATATATAAACAGAACGAATGTATCCGTAAAGATAGTTGAAAAGACAACACAGATAAAGAAACTGATGGGCGCAAGATCCTTTTCTATCGGATTCCCGGACAGATTGACCAGGAAGAGGATGACAAAAGAGTTCTTCTGCGGAAAGGAGAAGTAGCATGATCTGTTTTAAGGGATTCAATAAAGATCTTGAAGCGATATGTGGAAACGGTCACATGAAGTTTGAACAGCATAAGACATATATCGAGGAAAAGTCCAAGACAGTCAGATCAGGCTTCCATTGTGCAGAATATCCTATGCATTGCCTTGTGTTTTATCCGTTAGGATGCGGAAACAGATATTTTAAGGTTGAGGCAGCAGGAGACATCGATGACGAAGAGAAAATGGTCGCATGCACACAGCTGACACTGAAGGAAGAACTGAGCCTCAAGGAGCTTGTCCAGTATACCCTGCTCTATATCATGAGGCATCCTGAGCGAGATATGCAGCACACATCCAGCCGTTGTGAGGTATGGAAGGAAGAAGCTATGAACACGACTCCGGAGAAGGGATCTGCATCGCATATGGCAGCAATCCGAGAGTTAAGGCTTCAAAAGGCAATTATATAGGTCTTATCAAGTTTCTTGATACCGGAGAGGTAGTAGGCGGAATGTGGAAGGTCGGAACGATGAGACCTGAAGACCGTGAAAAGATAGTTCCGTCAAATACATGGCTCACAGTCGATAACATTGGAAACTTAATTGAAGATGAGGAGCTTGAGAATGAAAGAAAAGACGATAGAAAAGCTTGAACCGATCAAAACACGCAAACAGGGACTTGTCGGAACGATTCAACGGCTGAATGATACGTTCATCATCAACATATACCACAACAGGATCCTGCACTATAAATACTGCATCGATTTCAAAACAAAAGATTACAGAACATTGGATGTGCTAAAGGGGATATGGGAACAGAAGAAGATCCTGTCAATAACAGATTCGGGATATAATCCGCAGGCATATTGGAGAACACCGAATCCTGAGATCAGACTTGATAGTGACACACAGGAACTTCTTGACATCATAAACGCAAAAACGGAAGTCTATAACCGCAAAAAGGACCTGATATCAGCGATAGATCTGATAGAGCTGAGATTCAACCAGGGAAAAAGAGAATCAGCCTATATGAGCAAGGCTACTAAGGTCAGAAACATGATCGAGCGCACACCGATGGTAAGTGAAGCCAAGATCAAGGCCTGGGCAATAAACAGGATCAATCCTGATCATTATCTCTTAAAGACAAAAGAAGGCTGCTCATGTACCTTCTGTGGTACCAGGATAGAGAGCGAGGCAAAACGAGGACAAACTGAGGAATGTCCTCAGTGCAAGACACTTTTGAAGGTCAAGATCACAAGGCCTGAAACACTTATCAGCTATCCGGGAATGATATGCCTTCTTCAGTCCACAGAATATGAGACGATAACAAGACATATTGACTGCGAAGTGGTTGATCAGTTCGGACATGCAAGAAAGATAAAAACGAATGAAGCGGTAAGGATAGTTGTTGACACCGTAAAGCGCAGGGGAAGACTCGAAGAGCGGACAAGAGTCTTTTATGGACAGATAAACAAGCGAGACTATTATTCGAGACAGTTTACGGACAGAGGCTTGAATGTATATGCGAGTCTGTGGCAGTCAAACCCTTGTAACAGGCAGATAAAGAGCGAATATCTATATCCGGAAGGCATTGAAGAAGCTCTTGAACTGACAAATTATCGCAACATAACAAACCTACTTAAGTATATGTCCGAGAAGGGACTTAAAGCGAATTATAACCATATCATGTACGCTCACAATGTGAGTCAGACAATAGACACTCTTGAATATTTGGCAAAGGGAAGATTCTATAAGCTGACAGAAGAATGCTCCGAAGCGATATCGCTGTATGATGGAGAATTCAGAGGATGGGAAGCAGCAGTCCACAACGGAGATGACATTCATGAGACTTTAAACATTCAGGATACCCAGCTGATAAACAGGCTGAGAGAAAAAGACGGTGGAAACGATATGCTGAGGATCCTGCAGTGGATAGATGTTGAAGGTCTGAAAATATCAGATGAGGCCCTCACATTCCTGAGCAAAGAGAAGATAAGCGCAAGAGAGCTCTTAAGGCTCACAGAAAAGATAAGCATCACTCCGACAGCACTGGTCAATTACCTGAAGAAGCAGAAAGCAAATTATAAGACACTCAAATACAACTCGATCCTAAATCAGTGGCTTGATTATCTGAGCATGCTGGACAGACTTGGCAAAAAATACACCGAGGAACTGTTCTATAAGCCTAAAAACCTCAGACAGAGACATGATGAGGTTGCTGAAGAGATTAACGCAAGAGCCAGGGAGCTTGAACTGAAGGATGCTCAGAAGATTGCAAAGCAGCAGGCTAAGGAATACAGAGAGAAGTTTCCTCAGGCTGAAAGCATTTTGAAAGACATAAAAGACAAGTTCGAATATACCGGAGAGAAGATGAGCATCCTGGTACCAAAGAACCTGAGCGAGATCATAGCAGACGGAAGAACACTCCATCATTGTGCCGGAGCTACAAACAGATATTTTGACCGAATCGAAAACAAAGAGACCTTTATATGCTTCCTCAGAAAGAACGATGCAATAAAGATTCCGTTTTATACCATCGAAGTCGAACCGGGCGGAACAATAAGACAGCATCGTGGGATGTATGACGAAGAGCCTGAGCTTGAGACCGTAAAGCCGTTTCTGAAGGAATGGCAGAAGGAGATCAAGAAGAGGATGAGCAAAGAGGACAAGAAGCTGGCTAAGATATCGAAGATCAAAAGAGAAGCAAACATCGAGGATCTGAAAGCAAGGAATAACACATTTGTCCTTAAAGGCCTCATGGAAGACTTCATGGAAGCATAAAGTTGCACCGGTGCAACAGAAAGGAGAGATATGAATGCATTAAAGATATATGAGAATGCTGAATTTGGTCAGATCCGAACAGTAGAGATAAACGGAGAGCCGTGGTTCGCAGGAAAGGATGTTGCGGAAGCTCTTGGATATGTAAAACCTCTTAATGCAATTGCTGCTCATGTTGATGAAGATGACTCCCTGAAACAGGGACTCATCGACAGCATGGGAAGAACGCAGGAAACGATCATCATAAATGAGAGCGGTCTTTATTCGCTTATCTTAGGCAGCAGTCTTGACAGTGCAAAGAAGTTTAAAAGATGGATAACCTCTGAGGTCATTCCATCGATCAGAAAGACAGGATCCTACAATCTGCCTCAGACATATGCAGATGCTCTCAGAGAGCTTGCAAACAAGGCAGAAGAGGCTGAGAGGCTGGCTCTTGTGAACAGAAAGCTTGAAGAGCAGAACATCAGGATGAGACCGAAGGAGATATTCGCTGATGCAGTGGCAACAAGCAAGACATCAATCCTTGTCGGAGAACTGGCAAAGCTTATTACACAGAACGGAGTTCAGATCGGACAGAACAGGATGTTCAAATGGCTGAGAGAGAACGGATATCTGATGTCGAGCGGAACATCCTGCAACATGCCGAAGCAGAGATATGTCGAGCAGGGCCTGTTCGAGATAAAAGAAAGCAATATACAGAACGCAGACGGATCAGTGAGGATAACACGCACGACAAAGGTCACAGGAAAGGGCCAGCAATACTTTATAAACAAGTTTTTGAAGGGAGAAGACAATGGATGTATTATCACTCAACCAAATTAGCAATTATGAGCAGTTAAAGACAGCTCTGAACTCGGAGCTGAAGAGCGCAGCGATATCTTTTGTGAGGATAGGATATCTCTTAAAGACTGCAAGGGATACGGATCTTCTTAAAGATACTCAGTATAGCGATGTAAACCAGTTTGCTGCAGGAGAGTTCGGACTCGATAAGAGCCAGGTCTCAAGATTCATGAGTATCAATGACAGATTCTCTATCGGTGGATATTCAGAACACCTTGAAGACAAGTATTCGGAATTCGGAAGCTCGAAGCTTTCACTCATGCTCACATTACCGGATAGCATCAATGAGAATCTCTCTCCGCAGTATTCAAAGAGCGATATCCAGGCTATCAAAGAAGAATATCAGGCAGAACAGAGCATATCAGACCTTGAACTCATGATGGAGAAGCCTGCAGAACAGCCTGAGACAGAAAATGATGAATTCCTGGCATTGATAATACATCAGATGGTAGAAGAACATCCCGAACCTGCAAAGGTTATCAAGTGGGGGATGGATCAGGGACTGCCGATCGATGATGAAGATGTCAGCGACTCATACATGAGAGACGGAGACAGCGCATATAACATCCGCATATCAGGCAAAGGCAGATTCTTGATATCCTGCAAGGCTTCAGGAGTCATGATAACGAATATGAGGACAGATGAGAACAGTCCTGTCACATGGGAAGAATTCAAGAATGTTTTGGTCGAGGAACTGAGTAAGAGAGACTGGTCGGAACCGGTACCCGAGGAAAAGCCGAAAAAGAAGGTCGAAAAATCGGCTTCAACTGAGGGAAAATCGAAGAAAAACGGCATTAAGGAGTCGAAAAATGAGAAGAAACCTGAAAAAGAGAAGGTACAGGAGCCCGAAAACAACGGAAATACTTCAGTGGAACATATATCGGACAACGTATCTGAGAGTACAGAAACGGATCAGGAAGATAAACAGAAAATGGATGTCCAAAACGAGGGACTCATACAGAGTCAGAATGAGGAGACCATTGTTACTGAAGCAGCAGGCCAGGAAACAGAGGTAATAGAAGACCTTGAAGAGCCATCAGAGGCAGCAGAACAGACTCCGAAGTGGTATGGCAAGTTCATGTTCGAATGTAGAACGCAGAGAATGACAGTCAATGCAAAACTGATGACCATAACAGATAAGAGCAGACTTGTGAACGATGTTCCGCCTATCAATCAGATATACATAAGGGACATGATAAGAGACCTTGAAAGCTGCATCGAAGGACTGGAGCACATAGAAAAATGCTGGGAGTATTACAACGAAAGAGAAGAAGAGGAGTAAGAGCATGAAAGAAACAATCGGAGCATGTAAATTCTGCCATCAGACAAAGATGGTTATGGTACCGGATGACGCAACCCCGGAGATGATCGAAGAAGAAGCAACAATGAATTGTACCTGTAAGCTGTCTCATGAATATGCAGACAAGAAAAGGCATGAAGAATCAGTTCTCATGTCTATCGAAGCAGCAAAAGCCTCAATAGAGACACTCTTTGAAGGTGAACAGTTCGAGGAGCTGAGAGAAGCACTCAAAGGAAGCGTCAAAGCAGTCGCAACAAAGAAGATCAAGAAGATTACTGTCAACATCACCAGTAAGATCAAAGCGACTATTCAGTTAAAGGATGATGCAATTGTGGTAACGAGGACGGAAACAGAAAAGTTCGAGCAGGAGACCTCAATTGGATAATATTTCACGAAATACATAAGCCCTGCCTGCGGACTCGGGCAGGGCGGAAAGGAGCAACATGGGACCTCATAACAAAAGGCATCCGGGAAAGAACAGGGTATCAATAATAAACGGATATTATCTCAAAAAGAGAGAGGTTAAGTGTAAATACTTTGATAATTGCTTCGAGTGTGGGTTCTCAGACTGCAGAATGGCCACAACGGATCCCGAAGCTTCGAGAAGATATTATGAAAAAAAGAGAGCAGAAAAACAGAACAGATAAACTATCAAGAACGGAGATGATCATAACGCTTGCAATGCTGTGTCCCTTGTGGCTTGTATTCATAGAACATGATGAACTGTTCATGCTGTTCTTGCTGGAGATATCATTCATGGCTGTCATAGGCCTGATGTTTTTCATCATGGTATGGACAGCTCTGAAAATATCGGAATGGATACAGAGAATCCTGGAAAGGCGGTTAAGATGAGCAAGAGCATAATTCAGGCACACACAGATCCTCTGAACAGAGAATGCTTCTTGTGCCGAGAAGAAGTCGGACCGGTACCGGAGCTTAAGCACACAGGGCTTCATAAACATCACTTTTTACATGGCCCGGACAGATCGAAAGCGGAACACTTTGGACTGTGGGCTTATGTATGCGCAGAGAGACATCATGAGTATGGATCGGAAGCTCCGCATGTTAACAAAGCGGTCGATCTGCATCTTCAGCAGGTCGCTCAGAGAGCTTTTGAAAAGAAATATTCTCATGAGGAGTTTATGAGGCAGTTCGGAAAAAATTATCTATGAGAAAGCGAGGCTAACAATGCCAGACAGTAACGAACAATGGCTACTTGACGGAATATGTCGGGAGTGCCGCAGAAAAGATTTTTGCTCGAAACCTTGTAAAAGAAACAAAGTACGCACAGAGCGTAAAATAATTTCACATATTCACGCAAGAACAGGAATAGGCGTATTGCTTGAACAAAAAGACTATGTGGTGTTTGGAATAAAGGAGTATAAAGAATGAGCAAATATAGAACACCTTCAAGTAAAAAGATAGTAATTGAAATAGCTAACGATGATTATGACAGAATAAAGTCATATCCTGATGGAACAACTTTTTATCCCATTACGGCTAGATTATATAAAGCCGTTAAGGACGGCACACCACTTGAAGAACATTGTGACAGCTGCATATACATACCAACAGAAAGCGAGAATGAATGAAAACATACAGATGCAATCCTGATAAAAACAAAAAATGCAGAAAAACTTTTTGCTACATCAACGGTGGAGCATGTATCAGCACTACTGATCCCAAAATGGCAAAAAGAAGTTCAGATGGGACTCCGAGAGAATCATCAACCTTTGAGCAGGAATTCGCTATGGAAGAATGGATACGCAACAATCACATCACAGAGGAGCAGCTCGAAGAACTTAAAGCTGAGGCCTTGGAAAACAAAATGAAAGAGGAGAGCGAGGATGAATGCTGAACAATACCTTCAATCAATCCGGAATTCAAAAGCGAGAATTCATGAACTCGAAAAGCTTAAAGAAGAGATAAACATGAATATCATCACAATAAAAGCTATGAGTGTCACAGGAGACAGAGTTCAGACATCACCGAAAAAAGACGGACTGGAGCTTCAGGCTATCAAAGCGATTGAGAAGATGGAGAACATTGACCGGTCAATCATTAGACAGCGTGAGAAGTATATCATCAAGAAAAATGCTGCCATTGACAAGATTATGAGAATGAATGAAGGACAGTGCAGAAGATATCTCATTGACTACTATATTGACGGAAAAGACGAAATAGAGATAGCAAGATCTTACAGATTTACAAATATAAACTCGATATATGTTCTTAAGAAGAGAGCCATCGAATATTTCAAAGAAGTATTCTGACAGAAGCAAAAGATGTTAAGAAAATGTTAGATGATTCCATGGTAATATGATATCAAGGAGAAATCGGTAAGTTGCACCGGTGCAACCGGTTAAAGAGTCTGAATAACATCAGGCTCTTTTTATTTGCATGAAAGAATTTTATAAATCAAAACAGTGGGAACAGAAAAGGGAACGGATCCTGAGAAGAGATAAATACTTCTGTCAGCTCTCTCTGAGATATGGCAAGGCTATTGAAGCGAAGCATGTGCATCATATATTCCCGATCGAATACTATCCTGAGTACAGACTGTGCGACTGGAATCTTATCAGCCTGTGCAACGCACAACACAACAAGCTTCACGACAGAGAAACGCATAAGCTCACAAGAGCAGGACTCGACCTGTTAGTGAGGACAGCAAGGAAGCAAGGGATAGAGGTCAGCAAAATGGAACTGGCTATGCTGTCAGCAGATGAGGCAGCAGTCTTGAAGCATTCATGAAGCAGCAGGGCTGAAGAAAAAATAAAAAATTTTTTTGAAAAAATTTTCGAATCCCCCCCGGTCGAGCATCGAAAAAAATCTGCCGTGGGGAA